GCGTTTAGCATTTCCATCCTATCCTTTCTTTAATTTCATCATATATTCTTTGTTGTTTTTTCATAATACCATTTAATATAAGCCTATTATTTCCGGTAAGTAATGTTCTTGCTTCTATTTCTTCTAGTATAGTGGTATATGAAAGCTTTCTATCCCTCCTTTCGATACTATGAATACATTCTGGTAATAGAATTTTGGTAAGAAATTTAGATTCTTTAAGCTTGCCATTTTTAATGGCTTCAGTAAGTTTTTCTCCGATCTTAGGTTTTTCTTTTAATATAATATTTACATTAGTAACTATTTCTTTTATTGTTTTGAATCGTTTTATTAAATTAATAGCTCCAATCATTCCTATGCCTTTAACTCCCGGAACATGATCAGATTGGCATCCAGATATAGCTTTTGCTTTTCTGAATTGTTTTGGTGTAATTCCATATTCTTCTTTAAGATCTTCTTTTCCAAAAAAACTATAATATGGTTTCATTCCTTTATACTTCTTACCTTTAGGAAATTTTACATTTAGTAGTTTAACATTATTATTTAATAGCGCATATGTGTCTTCATCATTTGTATATAAATCAACACTATCTCCTTCTAATTTAGAAATGATGAATTTTGCAATATCTTCGCCTTCGTAACCTCTTTCGTATAAACACGGTACAGCTAACCCTGCTAAAATTTCTTGAATAATTTCTCTTTCATTATCAAATTTAGGAAGTTTAATCTTTCTATTTTCTTTATAGTAAGCATATTTTTGTTTTTTCAAATATGGAGGACTGTCCCATGCCGTTATTATGAAATCATATTTAAACAGAGAAGATACCTTGATGAGTTCTCTTAAAAAACCGAATATGGCACTTGTAATAATTTTTTCGCCGTCTATATCCACTGATAAATGGTTTTGGTTAAAAGCAAAATAAGATCGATATACTAAATAAGAGCTGTCAAAAAGAATAACTTTCATTGTTGCCTTCTCCTCTGCGTATTTAACAACCTACTTAAGCAAGTGTACGCTCAGAAATATAAGTGTGCAAACAAAAACTTATTGCTTTCAAGTAATGATAATAATTGTGAGATACATTTCAAGTTTATTGAATTCAATATTTTTATTGTATAATTCAAATTTTAGAAGTATATAGTTTCTAAAATAATAGATGTATTGTTATTTGGGCGTATTAGCTAAGGAGGAAATTTCTTGTGAAAACTACTGGATTAACTGTTGATCAAGAGAAAGCTGCTATTCTAATAGCAGTACACGGTAAAGCTCTTAGTGATAAGTCCGTGGCTAAACAACTCGGTATTCCTGTAGCTACACTTAGTTCATGGAAAAGGGATATTAATTTCAAGCTTAGAATAATTCAAATTTTTGCAGATAAAGTAGATACTGAGAGAACCTACAGGGCTAAGAGAATAGAGGCTTATCTCAAACCCATATATAGATCTATTAGAAGAAAATTTAACAATGAAGAAGATCTTGACAATATGCCTCTTAAAGAACTTCTTAGAATGTTAGTCCTGCTTCATGCAGAGTTGCGATCAGATTCAGTTATTGATAAAAAATTTCTACGTGATGATATGGGGAAAGAAGAAAATAAAGGTAGTGATAGTGAAGAAGATAGTGGTTCTTTTTCAGAGATGTCCGACGCTTATGAGGAAAATAGAAGCGGCAAAGTAGTTCAGTTTAAAAGAAAAGCATAAATGAAGAAGATAAAAAAAACTCCTATCATTAAGACACCTCTATCTAAAAAATCTCCTGTCAGGAAGAAGGTTTCTAAATCTCCGCTTCTACTCATCAAAAAAGAGCCTCTTGAAAATATAGAAGATTATAACAAGGTAATGGAAGAGTCCGAGGAAAGAGCTCGTAAACAACTCTTCAAAAGTAAAATTTCCGATGAAGTAGAATATATACAAAACTTTACGCAGACCAATCTAGAGCCTACCGTATTATATAGATATCAACGTAAGTTCATGCTTGATAGAAGTAAGTTTAGGCACGAAGATAAAAGCAGACAGATAGGCGCTTCCTATTCATTTGCTTGTGAAGGATATGCTAAGTGTCAACTTATGAAAATATATACTGGCATATTCGTATCTTATAATCAAGAGGAGGCTAATGAAAAGATACGATATGCGAAAGCCCTATACGACAGCACTCCTCATAAGTATAGAAAGAAACTTATCGTAGACAGGGTTACGGCACTTGAATGGGAAGGTAAGTTACCTGATGGAAGAATAGCTAGGACAAGATTAATAAGTCACCCACAAAGAGAACCTCGCGGTAAGGGTTTTAATACCGATGTCTTTTTAGATGAGTTAGCTCATTATCAATGGCAGGAAAAAGTCTACATAGCTTCAGTGCCAATTGTTACTCGTGGTCTAAGTCAACTTGCAATAGCTTCTACTCCTCTCGGACAATCTGGCCTTTTCCATGAAATAGGTCATAATAAAGAAGAATACTCTGAATTTTCAAGACACAGAGTATTCTGGTGGAATAATCCTTATTTTCTCAATGAAGATGCTCTCAGGCATGGCTTAAAGAAAATAAATAAGCTTGCTAAACAGATGACCACCGAGGATAGAGTTCTTGAATTCGGTAATGTATCTATTCGCGGTATCTTTAGAAGTATGATGTTGGAATTCTTCCAACAAGAATACGAACTTAGAGCCATTGACGAAGCGGTAGCGTTCATTCCATTAGAAATGATTAAGCAATGCACTTTCGAAGCATTGCTTGGTGAAGTAGTAATAGAACAAGAAGATGAATATGGCGATAACATAACGCGACGTGGTCAGAAATATCCTAATTTAGATTTAAGAATATATAAGACTGTTGAAGAACTTTCTCATGCAATATCTCAAGGGAAAGTTACAAAGAACTTAGTGGCAGGATATGACATTGGTCGTAAAGGCGATAGTTCAGAGATAATGATTCTAGAAGAAATTCCAAGTCAGGATTTTTTACAAATTGAAAGATTAAATGTTACATTGAAGAACGCAACTTATAGGACACAGTTCAATGTAGTAGAAAAAATGTTTACTTTACTTCCTATAAGAAAAATGAAAGTAGATTCAACTGGTATTGGTGATAATCTTAGTGAGGATCTCAAGAATAGATTTAGAAGTCGCATAGAAGATGTTAAATTCACTAATGAAAATAAAGGTGATATGGCTTCTAATCTAAAGATAAGGTTTGAAGATCAAAGTATAGCAATTGCCAACGACAGAGATCTTATCGGTCAGATTCATAGCATTAAAAGAAAAGTCACAGAGAATGCAATAATTAAATATGAAGTTCCTAGTTCAGAACGTAGGAAACATCATGGTGATAAATTCTGGGCTTTAGCTTTAGCTTCAATATCCGGTCAACCCGCTCAGATGTATAGAGTTAAATTATTCGGTAGTGATCTTTCTATTGGAAAAACAATTAAAGCCGAAAGGTTATTGCGAGGAGAAATAAAAAGGGTTTCAGGAGTATTGCCTAGTTTCATCAGTAATTATCGGCGTGAGCTTCCTCCTGATATTCATTCTGCGGATTTAGCTATTCCGCCATTTCATCAACTTCATTAGGATAGGTGTTGGTTATGCGACAACAGGTGGTGCGAATAATAGATCCTAATTATACATTTCAAAATAGGCTTGCAAGTCAGATTTATGATATGCAATCTCATCGTGAAGAAGGTCGTAATCTGATTTCTTTTTTAAGAGCAAATGGTGTTGATAAATCCGTAAGAGATGGGGTAAGAGCCTTTATTTCAGAGTCTGCTCAAAAGGTGTCCAAAAAAGAATTCCATAATGAAGTTACTAAATATGGCAACCCTTCTTATATAGGTGGCGGGTCTTCATCTTCTTTGGGGTTTTACAATCCTGATACCATACCTGTAGAAACATATGTCAGAATGAAGACAGATCCTCAGGTGGCTATTGGCCTAGCCATGATAAAACTACCTATCTATTCGCTTGGTTGGCTCGTAGATTGTGAAGATCATGATATAAAAGAGTTCGTAAGAGAAGCCGTGGCTAGAATATGGCGAAGACTGCTGGTGAGCATGTTAACCGCTATTGATTTCGGATTTGCAAGTCATGAAATTGTTTGGGAGCTTACTGATATAGAAATAGCAACAATGGCTGCTGGAAGAAAGAAGACTCATTTTTCTGGTAAGGCTGAACTTATAAAAAAGCTTAAATTGCATTATCCTGCTTCTGTGCGTATAAGGGCAGATGCTACAACTGATGAATTCATAGGAATAACACAACAGACTCCAGGAGGCGGTTTAGTTTCTTTAGATTCTCCTAAATGTTTTCTGTTTAGCATGAATGATGAGTTTGGAAATTTCTTTGGTACTCCTAGATTAAAGGCTGCATATAAACCTTGGTACTGGAAAGAAGTTCTTACTCAATTCATGCTGAGATACTTTGAGCGTAAAGGAAGCCCATCTACTGTAGTTACTCATCCTATAGGGGGAGGCGTAACACTTTCTGGAACGGAATATGATAATACAGAAATAGCATTGAGAATAGGTCAAAATCTTGTAGAGAATAGTGTAGTTACCCTTCCTTTTGATTCTAATAAAGAAGGTAAGAATCAATGGGATGTTAATTATCTTCAAGATGATCGTCGTGGTGAAATGTTTGTTAATGCTCTTAATTGGTTAGGCGCTCAAATATTAAGAGGTCTTCTTACTCCAGAACGTATCGCTACACAAGACTTATCTACTGGCAGTTTCAGCATGGCTAGTTCTCATGCAGAAATTTTTCTGCTTAGTCTAGAAGGACTTGCTGCTGAGATGCAAGATGCTATTAATCTCCAAATAATACCTAAGTTAGTAGAGTTCAATTTTAAACCTAAGAAGATTATTCCTTGTACTATTAGGATAGAAAAAATACAATATGATAGAAAAAGAATTCTTAAGGAGATTCTGGTAGAAGTTCTTCGTAATGTAGATAATTATGTTAAGGCCGGTAAAACGCCTAATATCGTTCCTAGTATAGAACAGATGTGCGATGTCTTAGGTGTTCCTTTAGCAACCTTTAGCGATGAATATATAGATACTGGCGTTCCTTCTGAAGAAGAAGGAGAAAATATTAATCCTGAACCAAAACCTGGAGATAAAAAATCTAAAGTTACTCCTATTAATTCTAGTAAAGTTAAGAAAACTCCAGTAACTACAAAGTAAGGAGGTTCATAACATGGCAATTGATGTAGGAATTAACCCTGTTCTTATTAGGGAAATGAGGCAAGCTGGTCTTATAAGTGCTGATGCTGCTCCTAAGCAGGTTGGCCCTTTTAAGATTTATTCTGAATCATTCGACGGAGATTCTAGTGGGCAAACTAAAGCCTTGGCTCAAACTCCATTGACGGGAGGTATTTTCATAGCTCTCGCAATTCGCAAAGATTCTTCGGCAGTACATAATTTCTTTGCACTAACTCAAAACACTCATTATACTCTTAGTAGCGGTACGCTTACTTGGATTACTGATCAATCTAATAGTAGGGTTCTTTTTTCATACGCCTATTAATCAGGTTTAACAGGGGGCTGTTATGTCTTTATTTAAGAATCTAATTAAACGATTCATCGAAGTTGAAGAAAGCCCTACGGTTCCTGATATCAAAGTCGCCACTTCCAGAGATCATAGTGATGTTCATTATCTTTATAAATTAAGAAAAGCTTTGGTTCTTCTTGTTGGCAATTCTTCTATGAAAGGATTTTCTGCTTCGCAAGTTGAAGAACTTCATACAAAAATTGTTGCAGCTATGATTGAAAATAATCAGAGTCATTGGTATGATGACTGGGATAGTGATCTAGATGAAACACTTCCTGAAGATCTTAAACTAGCTAGTTCAGGATATGAACCAAAGAAAGGGCAAAGTATTTTTGATCTCGAAGAAGAAGAATTGAAGTATAGGAAATGTCTTGAAGATGAAGAAGCTATTTGTCTTTGGAAAGCACCCACCAAAAGATCTAAAATTCCTAAGGATCATTTTCTTGATCAAAAGAATAGAAAATATCCCTACAAGAATTCAGACGGTTCTGTAAATTGTGGTGGGTTAATGGCGGCTTATAAGTATGCTAAAGGAGCCAGAGGGGCTTCTCCTAACTCTAAGATTGCAGCTAAAGCAAAGCGTTTAATGAAGGAAAACGGCTGCAATAAAACAAAAAAAGCCGAAGCTGTTAGAATAGGTAAAGTAGGCAAAATTCCAAGATGATGAGGTGATAAATGAAGTTTAAACTTTCGAAAAAAAGCCATCTTGGTTCTAGATTTTTCTCTGTAGTGGAACTTGATGAACATACTTTCGAAGATGTTGATTTGGAAGATTCCGAACCAATTGTGGCTGAGATAGAAATGTTGCGTACAGGCAGTTTCAAGCATAGGATCTATGGTGATCTTGATATTACTACAGAAATGCTTGAATCAATGAAGAAAAACTTTGAAAACAATGTTCTTGGAAGAGAAGTTAGTTTTGATTGGAATCATAGAGCAGAAGCTGCTTCTTCATGGCTTAAAGGTCTTGATATTCAAGACGATGTTCTCATTGGTACTGTAGAATTCACTGCTAAGGGAGCAGAAAGTATTGCTTCTAAGGAATATGGATATTTCAGTATAGAGTATAGCGATGATTATAAGGATAGTGAAACCGAGAAGACTTTTGGTCCTACTATTCTAGGTGGAGCGTTGACTAACAGACCATTCATTTCTAAACTTAAAAAGATTGAGTTTTCTCTTGATGGAGAGGAAGCTTCGATTTTTAGATTGGAAGAGAAACCTAAGGAGGTCAAAATGAGCAAAGATGTTAAGAAAACTCCGGTAGTTGGTGAGGAAGATAACGACAAAGACATTACTCTCGAGGAAGCCATTGCTAAGATTAAAGAACTCGAGGATAGTAATAAAAAGCTTAGTACAAAAGCTTCTGATGCAGATAAACTTCAGGATAATGTGAATATTATTCTTGAGTCTAATAAGAAAATGGAAAAAAGACTCGAAGAATTGGAGAAAACCAATAAGGGTCTTGAAGAGAAAGTAGTTCTTTCTGAGAAAAAGGCTACTGAAAAAGAAATTGAAATTATCCGTACGAAGCTTCTTAGTGATGAGAAGCATCATCCGGCAGTAGTGGCTGTTGCAGTAGAACTTATGAAGTCAGATAGTGGCGAAAAGGTTTTCAAGTTCGAAGATACTGTTAAGGATGGCGAGAATGATAAGAAAGTAGAAGTTGTTCTTTCTCTTTCTGATGCAATTCTTAGGATCCTTGAGGCCATTCCTAAGTCTCAGAGAGCTGATTATACAGAGAAGACTACCATTAGTGATAGCAAATCCTTTACCGAGGAAGAACAAGCCAAGATTGAAGATCAAGCCATTAAGAAGGCTTTTGCTAAGAAACGTATTATCAGGGCTGTGAAGTAGAAAAGTAAATGCAAGGACAAAACGTAAATTTTCCTGCAAGTGGATTTGGAGACCAATCGGCCTTCTGGGATGAAGAGATACTTTTAAATGGGTCTTATTCTGTAATTTCAGCTACAATAGACTCAAGCTCTTTAGATCTAACAAATGTTGCTGATACATCTATTTTAAGAAAAGGTCTTTTGTTAGCTCCATGTTCTCTTGTAGATAATCTTTATCTTCCTTTAAGCACTGAGAATGGTTATTTAAATGGAGTTAATCCCACTCAATTTATGAAAGAAGTAGTGGTGTTAGCTCGTGCAGAACATATGAATTATCAGTACATTCTTGGAAATACAAGAAGGCGTACTGAGAGTCCTACTAATAGAATAGTTCCTGTTTATTTGAGATGCAATATTAAAGAGGCATATGTTCTTTATAATAATAGTGCTGTAATAGCAATAACCGGCGCTCAATGGGCCGATTGTCAGAGAATAAGTGTTGTTCCTTCAACTGTCGGCAAGTTCTCTCAGACTGAAACGGATGTTAGAGCATTGCTTGGCAAAAGAATAGAAACCAAAATAACTTCCGTAGATTTCGGATAATTATCATGTTCGTAAAAAAAGAAGATAATGATTGTTTAAACTATTATGCGACACAGAAATTTAGGTTTTCTGGAGAACTTAATCCGTTTTATGGCAAAAATCATACCGAAGCCACCAAAAAGAAAATGAGAGATGCTTGGCGGGTGAGAAGAGCAGAAGGTAGAATTAATTCTGAAAATCAAAAAAAGGCTGCTTCTATAAGATTTAAAGGCAAGCATCTTTCTAAGGAACATAAAGAAAAAATTCGTGATGGAGTTATAAGAGCTTATCAGAACGGGAATGCTGGTCCCATTAAAGGTAAGTTTTGGTCTAAGAAGAATTATTCTTGGATCTATTATAGGTCTTCTTATGAAAAAGTAGTATTTTTTCTTTTAGAAAAAATGAATATGGTGGTTAAGTATGAAGTGGAGTTAATCAAGATACCTTATAAATTTGCTTTTGATAAGATTAGAATTTATCTTCCTGATATTTTAATAACCTATAAAGACGGTTCTAAGGAACTGGTAGAAATAAAACCCGATATCGTAGCAAGGAATGATGCTACTTTTGCTAAGAAAAGAAAAGCTGCTCATAAATATTGTGAAGCTAAAGGGTTTAATTTTTCGGTTTGGGGTGAAAGAATGATTTTTACTAATAAACTTCGTAAACATATTTCTTTGCACTAGGAGGTATTTATGAAACCAGGATATACTCATAGCACTGGTGAATTCGATTCTGAGATTCTTAGAAGTGGTGATTTTCAACTTATTAGCATTACTCTTGATTCAACTGCCAAATATGCTGCGGCAGGAGTTGATTCGGGAGTTACTAAAATTCCTAAAGGAACTCTTCTCACTAAAGATTCTGATCTTAGTGATGGAACCTATAACGTAGTTGATACTCAGGCTGCAAAAAATCAGATTAACGGTACGCCCACTCAGTATATGTTGGATGCGGTCGTGCTTGCTGAGACTATTCTTGATGCAAGCCTTGGAGATCAAGTGGTTAAGGCTTATTGGGCAGGAACCTTTGATTGGAGTAAAATTAAGTATAATTATTCC